GCACTCACGACACACCGCCATGATGTTACTCTTATCGTGTTTTCCGCCCTCCGATATCGGGATGATATGGTGGACTTCACTTGCCTCGGCAGTGAGGCACATCTCGCAGAACGGATGGTACTTGATATACTCATTCCGAACCTTCCTCCACGTCCTGCCGTAACGCTTACTGCCGTTTCTTTTCTTCTTCCTCATTTTCGCTCCTATTCTCCACCTCCAAATAATATCCAATCAGCGCTTGCGCCTGATATGTCGCATATTCGTCTGAATGTCTCTAAGTTCATAACCTGATAGCCATGCCGCCAATGAAGGACTGTTTTTCTGTTGCATCGCAATTTACTCCCCCACCACGTATCAGAGCCTGTCGCTCGCATTACTTCGTCTAAGCGGTCAATCATATCGAGGTTAGGGTATATCGCCTTTTTCAGTTTCCCCACCCCCTAAGCAGCTTCTTCCACGTCTTAAAGAATCCCTCTGGAATGCCGCTGAACTCATCGCCATCCGTTCCGCAGATTATAGCCGTGCCGACTATCGTATCGTAAGGCAGATAGAAGTTGTGCTCTAAGTGCTGCAATTTGTCATCTTCGTTGCAGATCATGACGATCTTATCCGTGAGCGGTACTGCTTCGATGTAGCCGCCGACTGTTTTCTGTAGATTTTCCAAGCTGTTAGAAATGTTGCATACGTGACCGAACTCTTCATCCGGTCGCTTGATTATCACTTTAATCTTTGCCATTATTCCCCTCCTAAGTAGTCAAATATATTCATTTGCCCTTGTATATCGCTATTAAGCCACCAATGCTCCGGATCTCTCCAAGCTATGCCGATGTAATCTAATACTCTGCCCCATCCGTATTTCTCGCCGCTATCATCGGTGCAGCATTTATTCATCCAAAAATCCCACTCTTTCGGGTTTCTCTCGTAAAGCCTGTCGAATCGGTGCGGTCTTTTCTCTAGCTGAATACCGAAGCCGCACATTGAGCATCCGGTTCGCTGTTCGCCGGTTGTCCTATACTCGTGATCGCCGAAAGCGTTTGCTTCGGTCTCAATAAGCACATCTCCGTATATCTCCGGAATGTGAACTTTTAAATCCACCGCTAAATGTATGACATCAGAGTGATAATAAAATGCAAAGGGACAACTTCTTGCTGTCGTTTTGCCCCAATAATTGCATCCGTTTTCTTCCAGAGCGTCCGCTCTTTGCCCGCCCTCTGAAGCCATAAGACCGAGGAAAGGGACGCTATTATGTTCTTTTGCCCAGTTGTCGCAAGGTGCTTCTTTCAAGTAATAACAACATCTATGTGAAATCTTGAAGTTTGTCGGCTTCTTGTAGCCGAGTGCCTCACCCTCTTTGTCGTAACCTCCGAACAGTTTGAGATATGTCAGTGGCAGTCTCATTTTGCTGTTCGTTGCATAGTGTCCCTGCTCGCCACATTCTCCGGTAATGATTGCGTGTCTTACTGTTTTATTTTCCTCTGTCGGATTAGCTATCGTGTTAATCTTGTTTGCAATCCTCTTTGAGAGCACCGGAAATCCCTCTTCCTGTAGAATGCTTACCTTGCTCTTTAATGGCTTAACGCAAATGCAACCCATCTCTTTGTGAACCTTCTGGATGCTGACATCCTCAAGGGACGAAGCTGATACGAATGGCACTTCATCCTCTCCGTATCCCATCTCTCGGATTAGATGACCAAGTACAATGCTGTCAAGTCCACCGACAGATACATGAGTATTGACTCCCCTGCTCCTCGCTTCTTGGATGAAGTCTCGGATGCGGTCTTCACTCATTCGTCTCTTGATTCGGTAAGGAACATTCTGCTTCATGAGCATTTCTTGATGTTTTTCTTGCTTATGCTTCCTGTAAGCTTCAAGAGTATCAAGCTTTTCCATCCTCTTCCTCCCCTCCTAGCGCCTTAATAGCCATATCTATCGCCGTCCACGTCCTGCCCTTGTAGGCATAGTATGGCTTTATCTCCTGTAGTTTCTGTATAGCCTGCGCATTAGTTAGCTCTGCGTCAAGCTGTGGCTTTTTAATCATATCGTTCGGCTTGTCGCAAATGATCACTGCCACTATGCAGGCAATTAGTAGTCCGAATATGATTCCTAACGTTAATGGTATCAATGTTGTCATCTTCCTCCGCCTCTCTTGTAATATGCTATATACTTGCCATAGCTCACTCCGAGCTTGTGCGCCGCTACTGCGTCTGCCGTGAGTGAATCCTTCTTCTTCGGTTTCTTCGGCTTCTCCGGCTTGGTCTTATCGTAGTGTTCGCCTTCGTTCTTTCTCTCCCGATACCATTCAGCCTGATATCTTGCTTTCTCAATCTTCTTACACCTCTCCGAGCAAGTCTTTTGCTTTCCTGATGTCGGCTGATACTCTTTACCGCAAATAACACAGTATTTGTTCTCGTAGTTCTTTTCCTGTTTATTCTTTTCTCTCCGTTTTACTATGTAAGCCGCTGAATACTGTCTCTGCCGTTCAGATCGGCACGCATCCGAGCAGAAAGCTGATTTACTGTATCTCGCCTGAAATATGCTGCCGCATATAATGCACTTACGCTCCATCTTTAACCCCTTTCATTACTCCCGACTTCTCATACTTTGCGGCGATCATCTGCCCGAGCCGGCAATTCGGACAAGGCTTCGCCATAGCGACTTTATAATCATCCGTCCCGTAAAGGTCGGGAAAAGCCTGCTCGTAATTTATATATCCGCAATCGTTGCACTCCTGACACTTGCCGTAAAGGTCTTGATAGCTCATTCGATCACCTCGTCAATCGCCTTGAGCTGAACTGATCCGATTCTGTCTCTTACCGCCGGAGAGACCTGTGCTTCACGCTTTCGCTTCTTCGCTTCGGCTTCGTAGATCATTCGGAAGTTTGCTCTTACGTTGTCGATGTTTTCAGCAAAGCAGATATTTCCCCAGCCGACACGCTTTGTTGCCGTCTCTGTGATGTCATCCATAAGGTTATAAGCCTTGTCGGGTTCGTAAGAGCCATAAAGCCTTACCCCACGCATTACAACCTCCCACGCTTCGCCCCAGTCCGGGATCTCGCCCTCCTGCATATCGTGTGCCATCTCTCTGATATCGGCTATTGATGGACTAAACTTGGATGTCTCTGCCCATTTATGCAGGACTGTTTCCGCTACGTTGAACGGAATGTCTTTAAGCCTCTCGAACCATAACTCCATCGCCATATCGTTTGGGAGAAGTCCTTCTCTTGGGTAATACGTCTTTAACCCGGATGCAAATATTGCAAATTCTCTCTTGTCCATTTATCCCCTTTCTGCCCATTCGCTTGCCATTTGATAAAAACTATCCAGCTGTTGCGCTACTTTATTAACTGCCTTTTGACCGGTTGAGGTCTTCTTCTCCTCAAGTGCATCGAATACCCACTTGCGAAGAGCAAGATAACAACTCTTGTATGACTTGCCGTTCATTTCTAAGTATTCGTCTAGGAATGTGATAGCTGCTTCGGTCTTTGCCTGTCCTCGTTCCTGTACGAGCTTTTTATACTCGTCATCGGTTAGTAATACGTGTTTATATTCCCCATAGTGATGTTTGGTGGGCTTTTTAGATGTATGCGGTGGCTCGGCAGAGCCTATATACACATTCCCATTTACTGGAATGTCATTTACAGTATCATTTACAGTATCAGTATCAGTTACAGTATCAGTTACAGTATCATTAACAGCTATTTTTGCCATTGCTTGCCATTCGGTGCTATCCTGTGCTATAGCATTTATAGCATTGCTATCGTTTGCTATAGCATTTATAGCATTGCTATCGTTTGCTATATTGTGCCATCGTTTCTCCGCTCCCTGCTTGCCTGCAGTTTTTCTCTTTTCGATAGCTTCATCGTATTTGATGTTATTAATATCCAAATCGTGCCGGACAACATCAAATGCTACCGAAACGGATAAATCATCTATGTCGGGCGCCGTTTCGGTCTGCTGATACGTCATAACCGCTCTTATCAGCTGACCGAACTGTGCATCTGATAGCTTTTTGAATTTGTCAATGTAAGCCGTGTATAACACTAAGCTATCTCTACCCATTTACTCCTCCTTATTGCCTTCCGAGCTCTTCGATCAAATCAAACACCTTCCTCATTCCTGCGATGTAGTCTCCATTTGGTCTTATTCCGCTACCATCCTCAAGACTTATTCCTTTCGCAAAAAGATCAAAGCAAGCCGCCTTTAATTCATCAACATTAATGATTACATCTTCTGTGTACATTCTCATTCCCTCCTACTTAAACGTTACAATCGTTCCCTCGTCTGTCTGCTTCGTTTTAACCCAGTACCCATTTGCAAGGAGTATCTGAGTAAAATTGATTACATCGTCAATGTCTGTGCTGATTTTGACGCTTACCTCACCGGCTGTCTTATCCTCGTATATCATTTCTCAATCTCCTTCCTCAGTCTCTCAATCTTGTGCCTTGCAAGGGCATTCTCAGCCTTCGCCGTCTCGCACTCGATAAACTCTTCGAGCATCTTAACTAGCGCCGTGTGCTGTTCTTCCGTGAGGATGTCATCGAAATATACTGTTTCGCCGGAGCAAGGCTCTGTTATACTGAGATAAGCGCTTGCGTCATTTAGGATCACGCTTGCCCTCTGGTAGCGGTTGATGTATTCGTGAAAAATGACATCTTCCTGCGGAGTTACGTATTTACTAAGCTCTTTATCCGTCAGCATTTTCCATCCTCCATAAAGCTCCTTCAAACCTGTAAATTTCCTTTTCAATAAGCGAATCAATAAGCTCACTGATTGCGTTGATATCCTCCATGCAAAGGAATTCATCCAGGTATATGTCCACATCCTCCGGCTCTGCCTTTGGGATCATGAGCCATGCTTTCGCATCGCTAAGCCTTTTTCTTACGTATTCATGCCGATTTATTTCAGCCTTAAGCCATGCCTTGCGGTTAGGCTCTTTGTATATATCTTCCATGTCTCCACCTCCTACTTGCTCACAACTTGCTCACAACTTGCTCAATGCTCCATCATTTAAATGGCAAAAAATTACCCTCAATATCATCCGGTATCGGTACGAATTCATCATCCGGTGCAGGTTGTGGGTTAGTCTGCGCCGTTCCGCTTGCCGCCTTGCTCTCAGCAAATTCGCACTCTTCAACAACTATATCCGTTGTATACACTTTCT